CAGAAGAGGATACTTATGGTTTACTTATTATAAAAAAGAAATGCTTTGTATATTAATATTTATAAATAACAGAAATTTAGATGATGTAAGTAATGAATTTTATAAATATGAAATAAATTATGATAATACATTATGCTATAATAATGTATTATTATCAGGCACGTATTTTTACAAATATGTAAATAATAAAGCATTATGCTTACAACATTATTTCATTATTGACAATGTATTGAACTATAATTTTTATAACAATATAATAAATAATAATGAATTATTTAGAGTAAAATTAAATTTATGCAAAACGGTAATGCAAAATATTAGTAATACGAATTTTAATATAAATTTAGGAGTAATTTTAGACAATTATGATAGCATATTCAAAATTATATATAAATTGAATTATGATATATATTGCATATCTTGTTATTCAAGTAACAAGTATTTAGGAAATTTTATAATGAACATACCATTATCAAATGCACATAATTATGGTTATAATTTTAAAGTAACAGCATGCATAAGCCCAGATATATATAATTTATATATATTAGATAACAATAAGGAAATATTTTATGAATATGCATTAATTGATAGCTATAAAACAAGCGTTTTTATGAATGATTTATTTAGGAAAATAAAGGAAAATAAAAATCTGGATCTTTTAGAAGAAAGCGATAGTGAAGAAGAATTTGAAAATATTGATTTAGAAAAATTTGTAAATCTCAAAAAATCTTATATTATTGAATGTTTTTATAATAAAAAATTTAAAAAATGGATCCCCAAAAATTTAGCAAAAAATAATTATATAATTGATAAAAATAAAATTAATTTAATTAAAAATAAAAATAAAATCTTTTTATAATATATAAAAAAATGTTGTTTGCGTTAAACGATCTAATTGTTCAGGAAGGCGGTCAAACTCAGTATGGACAGCAGCAGATTACTAAGGGTGGAAGAAGAAGAAAGTCGCGCAAATCAAAAGGCTCAAGAAGAAGAAGAAGACGTACCAGACGTCATTAATAATTTTATTAATATAATATCTTTTATTATATAATTTATTTTTTATAAAATAAAATTAATTATATAATTAATATACAATATAATATAATATGCTTGGTGGGTATATATATAATAAACAACAAAAATCTGCGAGACGTAATGCCAGGCGTTCATCGCGGCGTTATTCAAGGCGTTATTCACGGCGTTCTTCTATGCGTTTTACCAAACGTTCTGTTAAGCGTAATTTAAGGTAATAATTTCTTTGCAAAATAAACAATTACAATTATTATTTAAAGACATTTAATTAATATAATTATTAGACTATTTAGTAAATAATCTAATGATTTTTTAAAGCATTGGTGCCCGAGTGGTCTAAGGGGTGCGACTCAAGTTCGTATGGCGAAAGCCTCGTGGGTTCGAACCCCACCCAATGCAAAATAAAAAAAATTTATAACTAAGTTAGTTAATTTATTTATAAATATGCTCTTGCTTTTCCTTTTACTCTTTAATGTTTAGAACGTTGGCTGAGTAAACATACTTTTTTGACGCATAAGGCGAGGAGGCTCAAGTAAATCGCTCTTTACTGGAGGAGTAACAGGAACATATGACTGACTACGCTCTGTTTGTGTAAATGCGGTATTCAATTTACTTTTTTGCCTATTTACAACATTTCCAACAGACCTATATGCTGAACAACATTCATCACCTGTTTCGCTATAATTAATTGCGTGACCCGGTAAAATACCAATCTTACCTGCTTCTAAGATGGCGTCTTGATTGGCGCCTAAATAAATCAGATCAATAGCATACGATTCTTGAGCACTTGTAATAAGCTTTTTGAGAGATTTTGCGTTAAAATTTGCACTACAATTTTCACAACCATCCGTAGCAACATAGATTAAACATTTATCAAAGCAGCTTGGATTATGCAGTTTTTTCTCCATAAAATATTTAAGGGTTGAACCAATAGCATCATATAATGCTGTTTGTCCTCGTGGAACAAATTGTCTTAATTCAAGCGGACGAACATCCTTAATATTTAGCGACCTAATTAATAATCTCTCTTCATGGTCAAACAACTTAATTGAAACATTTACAGTTTCGCCTTCCTTCAAGCCTTGCTTAATAATTTCAAGTGAAGAATTTACACCGCCAATAGTATCTTGCTCCTTACCGGACATAGAGCCGGAGCGATCAATAATAGCAACAACCTCTTGAGTAAACGATGTCATAGTATAGTACTAATATTAATTATTTACATTATTTTTAAATCAATTTTTTTTATATAGAAATTGATTAATTGATCAAATAAATTCATAACATAATTTACTGCAAAAATAGAATTTGTTTTGCTTCTTATAAAATAAAATATTGAAATTATATTTTTTTTGGCATACGTGACATATAATGTTACTATTAGCTAATATTATATGTAGTATATCATTAGGGAGCGCTTGAAGAGTTAACATATACAAATATAATTATTATTATATCTCTAAATATAAATCTCTCTAATTATTAAATTTAATCTTAATAATTTCCAAAAATTTATTTAAACTCTCTATAAGTGGAGCAGATTTATAACATAAAAGTTGTAATGTATTACGAGTAGCGCATTTTTTATCATAAACTAAATAGAATTTATTATTATCTGTTACGTGATTCTTAATTGATATATACTTAGGTAATTTTACAACGTTAGTTTCATTTGTTTCATTAGTTTCATTAGTTTCATTAGCCTGATTATTATTTAAATTGTCCAAAATTTTTATTATTTGGTTTAATTTTTCTAATATACTTATTTTATTAGACTTAGAAGAAATATATGTTTTATTTTTTACCTGATATGGATGTTTTTCTATTTTAAAGTATTCTCTATATAATTTTTTCTCATTATTATAACACTCATTATAATAATTAATATATTTAGGTATATTCAAATCTGCTAATGTGGTTGGTAATTTAACTGCATTGTGCTTTCTTAATCTCTTATATTCGTCTTTTTCTATTATAATATTTGTTAGCTCATTCATTTATATTAAATTAATAAATTAAAATATAACCGATTTTGTTAAATAAAGCCAAAAACAAATACCAACTATTGCCTTAGATATCAAATCCAAAATATTATATCCGAACATTTTAGTATATTCATCTGCATGATAAAATACTCCATAAAGCGACCAAGTTCCCAAGAATACCCAAAATATAAATTTTGATTGGGGCGTTATTTTTGAACCTGTCATAAAAATCTTCCAAATTGTTCCATATGTTAGGAAAAAGAATACAAAACCTATAAAACTTGCTAAATTTTTATTTAAGTCTCCGATTTCTCCACTATAACCAAATCCCAACATAGCAAAGTTTAAAACTAATATTAATAAAAATGGATAGATTTTCAGTTGTACCTTATTTTCGTAACCTAACACCATTGAGAGAGCTAATAACATAAATGGTGTTGTGATTACCCAATCAGAATAGCGCATATTATTAATTTTTTCTATAGGAAGAGTTTTTATTGGATTGTCATTATTTTCTTGGGATTTATCATTGCTGTTTGTTGAATTCTCTTTCTCTTTTTCTGACTGTTGATAATTATTTATTTCTGTTATAAATAATCCATAAAAATAAGACGCAATAATTGAAATACTTGTTTCAACATTCATAATATGACGCACAGCAGGAATAGGTGTTCGTAATGCTTCAATAAGTGTTATTGCTGTGGTAGTAAGTAAAAATACATATGTTAAATAGAAACTGCTCAAAACTAATTTTATATTCATATTATATTAATAATGAAGTATATTATAATTATAAATATTTTATTTTATTTTATTTTATTTTATTTATAATGGTCTAAAATAAAATAAAATGAAATACTAAAAATTTAAATGCATAAAAATTTAATTGCTGTACGCTAAACCACCCATACCCGACATAATGCGGAGAACGTTGTAGTTAACCGCATATACGCGGACTTTGGCAGTGGAAACACCCTGAACAGTCGCGTTCGAAAGGACAAGCTGTAATGTCGCATTGTCAATGCGCGAGAAATTGCAGGTGCCCGAAGGCTGGTGCTCTTCAGGTCTTAGAGCGAACGAGTACACATTAATACCTGTGTCGGGAGCACGGGTGTGGTGCTGGTATGGCTGAACAAGGTCGAAGTATGTGCCTTCACGCTCCGAGAAGCGATCTTGACCGTTAAGCTGTAATTTGGCAACTACAACTGGATTTTCACCCCAGCAATGCATGTCAATCGCGGTTTCAGCAAGAACAAATGTGCCAGCATCCGAGACACCCGATTCGGTTGCGCCACCATCAGAGTAGCCTGTTGTTGTGTTAACAAATCCAGTTCCAGGCGTTAATTTATTGGAAAATGGATCCTCAAAGAGCGAGGAAGAATTAATAAACGCACCACTACCAACAAGGCCTTTGTTTCCAAAGGCATGAATGGCATTAGGTAACGCATCAAGAGCATCAGTGTAGTTGAACGGCTGAGCACCGAGCAAGTGATTTAGCGAATGGCGCTCTGTGAGCGACGCGCAATAATCAACATTGATGTCGGGCTGAACAACCCAGATTAATTCTTTGCATGGGTGATTTAAATTCAATTTGATTTTGTTGGACGATGAACCAACCGATTCATCACCGGTGAACTGAAGCTGTTCAATCAAGTATTCGTGAGGATTTTGCGCCATACGTCTGCGCTCATCAGTGTCTAAGAAAATGTAATCAACAAAGAGCGAGGCAGCCGCTAACGACTGCTTGTAGGCATCATTAACTTTAGTACCTAAACCATCAAGTTTGCTTACAGCCCATAAGCATTCTTCAATATTGCGAATGTCTAAGTTAATTTTTACTTCGTGGTACTGTAAAGCAATTAAGGGAAGAGCAAGACCGGGATTACGGCAAAACCAGAACTGAAGTGGAACATATAGAGTAGTTTCTGGTAACGCATTGCGAGGAGCGCACACCTGGCGAACACCGTCAGCGGAGCAAGGGCCATCAACTGCGGCAAAGTCGGGGTCGCAAATGTATGTTAATTGAGTGGTGTTGCCAATCATTTTATAGTAGCCACGTTCTTGTTCTTTCGATAATGTTAGCTGATTCCAAATGTGCATCCAGTCACCATATTGACGGTCAATACGCTGGCCACCAATTTCAACTTCAACTTGCGAAATTAATTGCTCACCTGGGAAGTCTAACCATCTGGCGTATACATTAGAGCCGGTGTTTTTTAAGCCTTGTCCGATTTCAGGAAGTGTAATCTGTAAATAGGTGCGGAAAGCTAAGTCACCATTGCGCGAAATGGTGCATGTAACACGGCGACCGAAGTCAGCTTGGCCGTTGAAAGTTTGCTCAATCGATTCCATCGCGAAATTGGTGTGACGACGATAGGTGACCTTCCAGAAAGTAATTTGGGGATTACCAGTTAAATATACATCTTGAGCGCCATAGGCGACTAATTGCATTAAACCACCAGCCATTTTTTTATAATATTCCTAAAGAAAATAATTTTTTAAAATTAAATTAATTAAATTAATTAAATTCAATTAAATTCATTAAATTTAATTAATTCATTAAATTCATTAAATTCATTAAATTCATTAAATTCATTAAATTCATTTAATTTTATTTTAAAAAATAAATGAATTAAAATATAAATGAATTAAAATATAAATGAATTAAAAATTTATTTATTTACAAAAATTAATATATAA